ACGTAAGCCGCATAAGAAGTCCCGGCGGCGGCTCCGGTGTCGAGGGCCGCAATACAAGTTCCGTTAGTGGAGTTCGTGAACGCACCGGACGCGGCGATTTCAACAAGAGCAGAGAGCGCAGTATTAGCGGCACTAGATTCAACCCTGAGAAGATTGGCCCCGGCAACAAGCACTCCATCGCCAACGACATGAATCGCGCCAACATTATCAGCACCTACCCATCCATTCGTGGTCGTGGCATCGAGATAGAGCATGGCGGCAGTCTGACCAGACGAGCCGACCAGCACAACGTTACTGGCGGCGGCGGCGGCAACGACAACAGCTAGGCCGTTGTTCGCGGTAGAGGTGATGTAGGTATTGTAGCTGGTGGCTTGGACGGTCCCGGCGTCAGAAAAATACGCGCAAATACCGTTAGTTGCGGCGGCTTGAACGCCGGAAGAATAGAGATAGAGCAGTTGACCTGTAGCTTCGTTGGCTCCGGTAGAGTCAACTCGAATCGGGTTTCCGGCAAGAACGCCAGTAACATCGAGGTGAAGAATACCCTCACCGGAAGTCCCGGTAGCCGCGCCCGTGATGTCAAGGGCCGTCTGCGCCAACTGATTCGCCATAGCGATAGTAATGACGTTCCCCGTGCGCGTGGCCGATCCGGTAATGTCAATAGCCGGATAATCGCCAGTATGCTCGATCTTCAGAGCATAGCCGTTCCCCGTGCAGTTATTGTCAATAAGCAGGGAAGTCCCGGTGTCGTCCGTGGCCGTAGTTTCAATCTCGAACAGCGCGGAACTTGCGGCAGAGGCGTTCCTTTTAACCGAACAGCCTTCATCAGAAGTTGTGGCAACGGTCAGATACCCTTCACTAAGAACAAGGTCGCCGACAAGGGTGGCCGTAGCGGAACTCGAAGTGATGACGCAAGTGGACGACAAATAGATGTCGTTGACGTAAGCCTTTGCCCATTGATAAGAGGCGTTACCCAAGTCTCTAGCCGCATCAGAATCGGGCAGAAGATCGACGGGAATAGCCGTGGATGAAATATTAGACAACGATCCGTCGGCTCCCGAAACAGAAGCAAAGGTCGATCCGTCAGAATCAAGGTCGGTGGGATATGAAGTTCCGTAACGAATCGCTCCCGTGCTGTCAGCCCAAATATACCCGTTGGTCCCGGCGGAACCAACCAATGAAACCGGGAACCCAAAGGCCGTTTTATGCTTGGCCCTGAAAATTCCGTTGATTACGTTTCCTGTAAGAATTGCCATATTTTCCTCCCTATGGACTTTTGTATGGCCGGGAGACTCTAGGGACGCCCCCCGGCCAATGTCTCTAAATTACTTAAGTGGACGAGTGTTTTACATATTGGAGCAAACCATTCGCCCTCGGCTTGGAACAAGTCATGTTGTAGTAGAACTTCAGATTAGCCGTGTAAACGTCGTAGTCCTCTCGCTTGGTGAGAATGTGGCCCGAAGAACCCGGCTCGAAAGTAAGCCCGTTCTTGACAGGGGCAGAAACCTTGATCGTGCTGTCATCGAGGAAATACATACGTCCATCCGGGCAATCCTCATCCCAGATAATCGGAATGGCGTTGCCACGGCCAGCATAGAACTTGATCCCGGTCGTGCCTCCCCAGAATCCGGGGTCATTCGGCATGGTCTTGTCGGCCTTCAGAATCTCATACAAGGCCCTCCACACAAATTCGTTGGTGATAATGACCTTGACGGTCCCCCACTTCTCGCAAGCCTGAACGACCTGCAACATCTTCGTCTCCGTAACGACGGCGGGGGAAGTAATCGCCGAACCCATGCTGAATACCTGAGCGTTGGCCCATTCGTTCCCGGCGGTAGAGCGATTAACGCCCTGGAACGCCGAAGAAGCCGTGGTCCCGATATAGGGGTTAGAGGCCGAAACGATACCATAGAGTCCCATAGGAACTCCGGTCCCGGCGGCTTCAGTCGCGGCATAGACATCCTCATCGAGAATGAAGGAATTGTTGGTATAGGTTCCGCTGTCGGTAGTAAGCGTGTCGGTCCCGGCCCCGCCCTGCGAGATAGCCGTGATCGTAACGCTGTTCAATTCCTGCGCGGGAGCCGTGGTATAGCTGTCAATCTCCATGTTGGTGAAAAGATACTGCGAGGGATTGCTATACCCGTTGCTGTCGATACCGAAAAGCCCCCAGTTGGTCGTGTCGCCATCGACAGTCGGGGCAGTTCCGGTTGCGGCGTTGCTGATAATGGCAAGCCGTCCAGAACCATCGCCCCAGTAATACTTGTTCAGCTTTCGCGGAATGTACCCCATGAGGGATTCGGTTTCGGCCTTGACCAATTCCTTGACAGCCCCTTCACCCTTAGAGAGGGCAACGAGCAATCCGTCAAAGTCAAGTTTGCCGTAGAGGCGTTTCATATAGAACGTGAACTCGGCGTAGCTAGGATGCGCGGCGGTAGGATAAGCCGTGCTATTCGACGCCCTAAACGAAGTGGCGTTATTCGACTCAACCTTCATAACGCCGTATTTACCCAGGACAGATTCCGTACTAGTCTTGAACCTGTCATAAAGTTTGCTGTTTGTATAAAAGCCCTTCTGCAAGCCGGGCAGAACATACTCCAAAAAGAGCTTGTCATAACCCGTGCTGGAAAAAGTGGCTGGACTTCCTGCACCCATTTTAGTTACTCCTATTGTTGAAATAGAGCCCGAATCTCAGGGTCGTCAAAACCCTTTTCGATCCAGTCTCCTGTAGAATCCGGTTTTTTCTGATTAACCTTAGTCAAATCGACTTCCTGTTTTTTGGAATCAAGGCTCGGGGGAACCTTTGCTTTGTCTGCCTCATAGTCGGCAACCGCATTTCCCCTGATCTTGTCTTCCAGCTTCTTGTATAGCTCGGGATACTTTTGGGCGATTTCGTCCGGGCTTAATTCATTCGTAATGGACGGAGTGGCCTTTGCCTTACTCTGTGCCTGAAACGCATGAATGTCCCTAACGGTTTCTCTTGTCAAGGCGTCAAGGTCAACCTTGCGGCCCGCGCCTCTTTCCCTCTGTTCCTTTGCTAGAAGCAGGGAAGCGAATTGATTGTATGTAAGGTTCTGTTTCCCGTCTTCAGACAAAATCTCGTCGAATGGGAACTTAGCCTTTTCCTCGTTAATGATCGTGCCTAATCTGTTGGCCGTCTCTTTAAGGATCATCGTGTTCGCAAAAGATTCGACCTGTCCGATTTTGGACTCATAGGTATTGATCTTGTTTTTCATTTCAATCGTATCTTTGATGAGTTTCTTTTGGAAGGCGTCTGCGTAATCGGGATCAATCCCGTATTCGGCATAGACGCTTTTTTCATCGACAGGCTCAGACGTTTTGACGGCCTGATCCGTTCCGGGGATACGCTCCCCCGGCTTAATCGAGGCGAATGCCCTCTCATATTTCTCGGCCAAGTCTGCAAGGCCCTGATACTTCCCGTCGTATTCTGATTCGAGCTTCTTCTTCTCATCGGAATCCAACTGTCGCTTCCGGGTATAATCTACGCCCATCTGCGCCATGTTGATTAGCTCATCTTCGCTATAGACGGGGACATCCTTGCCGTCAACCTTGAGAATCTTATACGGCGTTCTCGCGGCGTCGGCCTTAGCCTGAGCTTCCTTTGCGGCCTTTTCCTTGTCGCATCCGGGGCAATCCGGCTCAGCGGCTTTTACCTCGGGCTTCTTTTCCACAACCTCATCGGGTCTGTTCCCGGCGTTGATATACTCATCATACTTCGCATCGAAGTCTGCAAACGCCGATTCGCTTTCCTTAGACTGTTCAACCTTCGGCTGAACTTGGTCTTTGTCTGACATTTTCATTTACTCCTGTTTAAAGAGATATCGCTTCCTCTTGCATAGAGGACTCTGGCGATTGCTGTGGTGATCCGGGGCCACCCATTTCTCCGGCGGGCTGTCCGGGCAGAGGCTGTTCGGTTGGGGCCGCGCCTCCGGGCTGTGCGCCCATGGCCATCTGAGCCTGACGCATCTGCATCAGGATACCGTAATGCTCCATGATATGCGCGTCGAGGGCCTTCCATTTCTTTTCCGGCCATCGTTGAGCTTCTTCGCTCTTAGCAAGGTTCGTATGCTGATCCAGGTGTAGCTCATGGTTGTCGTGGAGATATACGAATACCCCGCCATCTTCTCGGGGCTTATCGTAGATGTCGGCAAGGAACGACTGATTCTCGCGTTGAGCGCGGGTTTCGTCTGCGATATCACCGCGTAGTTCCTCGGACAAGTCGCCTTCACCAATGAGCTTGAATACCTTGTTCCAGTCAATCGGCGCACCCTGCCCTTTAAGCTCCAAAAGAAGCCTCTGCTGGACGACTTTCGATTGATGGATATTGACGCCGATATTGAGCTTAACGTCCGTATTGCCCTTCAGGTCCGCGCCCTTGAACCAAGCAATAGACGTTTCATTCGAGCGTCCCATGATCTTGATGAGCCGTTCCTGCTTATAGTATTTCTCCATCATGCGAAGCCTGAAGCTCCCTTCCTGAATAAGCGTCTTGTTGATGCGCTTAATCATGGGGTCGATCTTCAGGTTTTCCTGTTCAAGCATCATGGAATAGAGAGACGCGGGAGCGCGGGTAGCTCCGGTAGGAAGCTGTGAGTATGATACCTCATGGACGTTGGCGACGGTATTGAGCGCGTTGCCGAGATAGTCCCTCTGCGCCAACACTTGAGGCGATAACTCCGGCGTATTGACGGGCTTGATGTCGCCTTTCGTCGTATCAACCTCAATGATTTCCATCCCCTCTCTCGTATATGCTCCGTTCTTAACCAACGCTCCGGGCGGGATTTGGAGTTTCGGACGCCATCCCTCAATATGTTCGCTGATAATAGACGCCATGCGGTTATACTCGCGCTGGATATCCTGCACATGATGAAGCGGTCCAGTATGCCAGAGCGAGTTTCCGAAACGCTTATACCCGTAATGGAAGTAGGGTATCTCCCCCATAGCCGGATTCTCTCCCTGCCACAACACAAGCTTCCCTACGGTTATAATATGCCGTCCATTCGGATACTTCTTAGACTTTTTCTCCCAATAGTATTTGACGATATGAGTGGCTTCGTCCTTGTCTTTCTCGTTCTCCGGCTCAAACATCCCGGCGTATTTCTCGCCACTATCGCCTTCCTCACCACACGCCCGCTTCAAGTCCTCTTTCGTGATCTTGAAGTTTTCAAGGATAGAGTCCTCTGTAACTTCAGCAAGCTCGATAAGCCACCGCATATCGTCCCGCGTCTTGGCCGTGGGGTCAGGCCGGATGTTGAACACGGAAGGAACCGTGCCGATTAATTCCCCGTCCTGCTTGACGGGATTGGTCTTGCCGTCTTTCTCCTGCTTGATGTAGCCGAATCTCCCGGTGTCCCATGTCCATTTACGCCAAGCGTTACCGGCCCTGATAAGGTCATATTTTATTTCTTCATTCAGGTTGTCGATGTTATTAACGTAATCGTTATGCCCGAGTAAGCCCGTGGCGATCTTGGCAGCGGCGATATCCTCCATGTCGGAACTATTAGGAACGCCGGAATACATGGAGATGAAATTGATCTTCCCCTCAATGGCCTCCGCCAGAGGCTTCATCAGATTAATGACGATCTTTTTCTTTCGGACCTTGAGCATGACCGGGGACATCTTCCGTCCGATAGCGTCCCATTCGGAGAACTGATCCCCGTTCTCCCAGTTAATAAGCTCGGCCCATTTCGCATGGTGTTCCTTGACGACAGGATGATCCTTGACCTGTTTCTCGATAAACTCTAGAAACTTGGGTTCGTCTTCTTTTTTCAGGACGGAATTGTTTTCTTCCATTTCTAATACTTCCTGTCGTTATCTAAGACGCGCTTATCTTCTTTGTCAAGCTCATCGCGCCGAATCTGTTCCATCTTCATCTTTTCCTCGAATGCGAAGAAGCGCGTAAGAGATGTGATAAACTCACGCTCAAGCTTGATCTGCTCGTCGATCTTACGGACAAGCTCCTCATGCATATTGATGAGTAATGCCATCTGAGCGCGTCTCTGTTTAAACATTCATCGTCTCCTTCAGTATATGTGGTCGTTTTGCCCGGCAATATCCGGGCCTTGATAGCGCGAGAGGACATCGTTCATCTCTTTCTCGAAGTCCTCCGCGATGTTCGGGACAAACGGCTTCCCTGACGGTAGCGTATGGATGTTATACGGCTCGGGGATGCGCCTAACGTCGATATGATAGGCAAGCGAGTCAAGAATATCGTCATGCGTTACCGACGGATACTGGATAAGCTGATCCTTGAAGTGCTGTTGATTCCGCCCGATAAAAATACGCTTCCCCTGAAACCATTGTTGTAACCGCCATATGCGCTGTTCTTTCTTCCGTCCCTTATGCTCAACAAAGGATACGTTCATAAGCGGGAACTTGTGCTGAAAGATATCGGCAATAGTCGTCGTGTATTTCTCTTTCTCTACGCGGATATCGTCCGGGTTATAGTCTTTCTTTAGCTCTACGATCTTGTCCATAAACTCGATAGGACTGAAGTGGTATTCCTCGGCAAGAACGACATACATATTCCCATGAACGTCGGTATCGACAATGGTGATCCCGGTGAAGTCTCGCGTCCCGCCCTCGGCCCCGCCCGCGTCAATGACCATCGTTCTCCATGCCGGATCGGGCAACTTGTCCCAATACCTGAGCCAACTTTCCGGGCATAGCGCGTCATCTTCGTTAAGCGGAAACAGCAAATACTGGGAACTAAAGACCTGCGAATTTTGCCTGTTCCTGATATCCTCGAAGTCGGAGACGGCGAATCGCTCAGGGAAGGTAACACCCTTAGCCTTGTCCCTGTCGATGTAACACGGAATCTCCAAATGGGAATACGCCTTGTCGTTCCGCACCTTCCAGGTCAAGCCCTGAAAGTGATACGGAGTCCCAACGAAGATATCCATACCGATTCCCCGGCTGGCTACTTTCGTAAGAACGCTCTGCTGATACATGAATGAGTTTACCAGGTCGTTTCTCTGGCCTTCCGTCTGATAGTTCTTCTCATTCTCCAAGTCATCATTCACGATCAAAAGGCTGTGCTTCGACGCCTGGGTGGTATCCATCGACATGAAATCCATGCGGACACGGTTATGCTCAATCCTGTTCTTGGTCAGGGTAGCGTAGTCTTTCTCGCCGCCCGGAAGCTCGGGGAAGATCCAACGCATATAATCGTTGTTCAAAAGCAAATGTCTCAAGTCGCCGTGGAAGTTCCATGCGTTTTCTTTAATGGCCGTGTTGTAGGTGATCGAGTTTGACTTCCCACGCGCCAGATTTAGGCAGAAGAACCATGCGAAGTATCCTAACAGGATCGTAGTCTTGAACGATCCACGAAACGCTGATAGGTATTTGCTCCGCGAGGGGTTCTGCCTCAAGTCCAAGAAATCGCACATCTGCATATGAATCCGGCCCAAGTCGTTAAACTTATCGTCGAACGCACGCGGGCAGACCTGTGTTACGAAAAAGAATAAGTCCTGACAGGCAACGCGCCAGTCGTCCCTACTCTTTAGGTCTTTCGGTATAGTAACCGGATTCTTCATCTAGCTCCAATGACCGCATCTTGTGATACTTTTCAAGGCGGTCCATCGTGTCCTCGCTAATGACCACTTGGGTAGTGGTGTTCCTGTCCACCTCGATCTTTTGAGGCGGGTTAGCGTCGAATACCTTGATAAGCGTTTCGACGGTTTTATGCTGAATATAATTGTCGTTAGCGTCCGGGTTCATGGCAGACTTACATTCGAGCAGTTCCGCCAGCTTCCCGGCAATCTTGTCCATGTCGATGTTGATACGCTTACAGGCTTCGCGGAGCTTCTGGTTTTGGAGCAGGGCTTTCGTTACTCGCCCACCGTTCATCCGGGCAATCTCTCCCTCGCCAAGCCCGGCGGCCTCGGCGCACAACTCACGCTTGGTAACATCAAAGCCAGTATCGGTCCACTTCTCTATGAAATCGGCGTCCTTCTTGCTCCAATCCTGACAACGCTTAGTCCCTTGTGGCATCAGTCGTCTCTCTGTTCGTCCTCGTCCGTATTGGCGTATAGTGCGCGGAGATATTGAAGGGCCTCGTTCCGGCGGTCATAGCATTGTTTGGTTTCGCCGTCGTCTTTCTTGACTACGCACCACTTCCCTTCACGCTGAAGAATGACCCACGGCATGATTAGACGCCCCCCTTAATCGGCAATATACTGCGAAGTATAATACTCACGAGTATATAAATAGCCCTAGATTATCGCTGTGTCAAGCTTTAGTTACACGCAGGGATAAAAACGTGGAAGGAATTAATTACAGTAGCGGAGGAAGAAGAAGAAAGAGAGGGGGCGGACTGGCGTTAGATTCCCGCGAATGAGGCGTCTGCCTACGAGCGATAAGCTCTTGGGGCTGGAACACCAGCCGCCCCTAGCCGACATGGGGAAGGAGAAATCAAGCCCACGCCAGCTAACGGACTCTCCATGAACATAATATTATTTACCTAGCTTTTGTCAACTTTGTCTGTATAAGTTTTGGTTATGTTTGCATACCAATCGGTTACAGGCTTGTCGTCCCAGCAACGGCACGAATACATAGTCTTAGGCGGATCATCGCCTTCACTTTGGCATGCCGAATAGATAGGTGCGCCACACCTGAGACAATTTGCAATGTTCTTCCATGTAGGCATCTCACTCCTCCTTCCTAGAATATCCGAAGCCAACGTCCAGAATAAGCGAGTTAGCCTCGTCTGCCATTTCTACCATCTGCTCCCCTAGCTGGCGCGGGTCCATCAGACCAGCCTTCATAATCTCCCCGAATACCCGCATCTTCCTGATAAGCTCCATATCGCATAGCCTATGCGTTTCCTCTACGGCTATTTCCACCTTAGCTTTATTAACCACGGGAACCCCGTTTACCATATCAACCGTGTCTAATAGCTCACCCTTGTTGATAATCGAGAAATATTTGTACTTAATCGGAGTCATTTACATACCCCGGTAGGGTGATAGCCACCCACTCGACTTTTTAGCCACAATGCACATTTCAAACTGATGGGTTTGGAAAAACGGCCACTCTACGGCCCGTCTCGGACTCATTCTGCTTCCCCTAAGTGAGAATACGCCGCGTCAAACTCGTCTGGTTTGTTCTTTCTCGCCAACTCCATGCGATCCACAAAAGCTTTTGATCCGGCCTTTGTCCCGAATCTCCACCCCCATAGAGGACAGGACATACAGGTGCATAGGGTAACCTCATTCGTCTGCCCGCCAGCGCACTCAATACAATGATCCCTTACCGCTTTCGGCCTTCCAACTGGCTTCCAATGCTTCATTACTTCCTTAACCGTCATTCTTTCCTCCTTCTTTAGGTTAGGCACGGGTCAGGGATTTCACCTGTTGACAAGATTGGCTGTGTTCCGTCTGTTTTCGTGGCGGCGTATCTATCCCTATCTGGGAAAGGGCGGTATCAGCCTTCGGCCCCTTTCGAGTAGCCACCATCACGCCTTTAACGCTCCGTGCCATACTTATCATATCAGGTTAGTTGTGGTTCTTTTTATAGGTGAAATCAATACTCCCCGTGTCGAAATAGGAGCTTGCCGCCGAACAGGTTTCCATGTATGCCGTCTTAACATTGTTTGGGTCATAATTCATAGCATGCTTGATCCCAATCTTATTGCCGGACTGCCATGAATCCTGGTTGGACCCCAAGAAAACAAACTCCCACCCAGCCTTTTTTCCCTTGTCAATCAGATCAAAAATCTTGGCCCGATCAAATTCCTGAGAATAATTTTCCTCTCCGTCTGTCAAGACAACAAAAACAACCTTCCCTTTTATCAAACCGCTTTCAGCGGCCTTAATTGAACGAGCAATCGCATCATATAGTGGGGTCATCCCCTCTGGAATATACGAATCATATGTCAACTTCTCTACTTCAGATAATTTTTTGTCCACACAAACCGTCTCTGTCTTTGCGGAATTGAATTTGGTCAACGTAAGTCCAACTGAATCTCCGTAGTCTTTTTTCATCGTAACAACAAACTCATTAAACCCTGAAATAGCCCCGTCTCTTTGAGACAGCATTGATCCAGTCTCATCCAAGAGAAAGACAATATGCCTCTCTCCCCCTTTGGCCGAATTCTTTTTCTTAAGCACTTTCTTTTTTGTAGCCATATCTGGCCTCCTTTTGTTTAATTCCCCAATTTATCATATCCAAGCCGCCTAATCTTCTCTTGGCTCAAACCCGTTACAGTTCTTAGATGCGTTCACATAAGAACACCGTGGATTATCTTTCTCCCCCATATAATCAACCAACTGGAACTCCTCCCTTCTGCACAACCAATCATGTTCGTCTGCCCTAGCCCCCCTGTGGACACAGTCCCTACAAGCTATATTCCCGACATAAGACAACACGTCCCTAGATATGGTCATCTACCCACCCGTTCCACCTATCCGGCATCCCCGCCAGCCATATAAACGCATGGCATAGCTCATGCACCAGGATCACCCCAGTCCTAAATACATCCCCCTGCCTAACCACGTATATGTCGCTATACTTCTTGTCGTTACTATCAAGCCACCCATTCGTGCACGCCCCACTAGCGCACCGATTACTCTGATACCCATGATTATCTGATATGTCAAACTCCAATACCCCAGCATTCCCATCTACGAAGTGAATCCACAGGCGCATTATTCAGGCTCCGGCTTAGGAAGTAAGTCGCTATTCTCGTAGATGTTTCCGATGACCTCCATTTTGTCGTGGCAATTATCGTTATCGTTCCAATACACCTCATCGCCCTGGTAATAATCTCCATTATCCCAATCGCCATAGTTGGGACTTCTTAAATGCCATCTGTCAAATCGCCAATAGACTTCCCAGGTTCCGTGGTCGCTTATCCGTTTCCCCTCGTCGTATTCAGACCACGAATGGATGATATCCCCCTCGTAGACTTCCTTCCCGTTCTTGTCCCGAAGCCCCGTGAACTGCATGAGGATAAACGCTCCTATCCTCTTGCCCCGGATTTCATGCCGATCCTCGCTGTTCGGTTCAGCAGAATCTACAAGCAGTTCTTTCTTGGTATATCCCCATATAACCCCGCCTAAATTAAACACCCCCATCAATACCGGACCAACTCTGCGGTCCTCGTAAAGCATACACCCAAGTTCTTTGTCCCAAGCCCGGAATTTAATCTCTCGCATCTAATCCTCCTTCTTGTGCTTGTCAAAATGGTCGTCAACCGCCGCCCACAAGAAGCTTACGTTTCCAAGAGCAATAAGCCCAACATCCGCCTTATTAAATGCGACCAACTCATACCCCCAAGCCAGCCATGCCAGCACCCCAATGATCACCCATAAATATTTCATGCCTTACCTCCTCTCAATCTCCATCGCCGGAAGCATCGCTACCGACCCATCATCAAACACCAGCCAGTAATACCGCTCCCCTCCCAATCTCGCTACCATCCCTACCCTTGCCCACCTCCCATGATAATCATACTTCTCACCTACCATCACGATCTTAGCCGTATCTTTCTCGCTCATACCCCTTATATCCGCCCCGCCTACTATACAGCCCCCCTTCTACTAAAAATTACTAGGAAAAAATTATGGTAAAGACAGGGAAAAATAACCGTATACCCCATACCGATCGTGCGCTCATCTGGTCCCATGCCCCATCCCCCCTATCGTCCCCCTCCCCTCCCCCCTGCTCTTATCATAGTAATATATAATAATACCCCAGATCGCTCCTGCTGATATCATATTAGCTCTATCATAATCATCCTATAGCTATGCTAAATAGCTAATACTATTACATATAGCATGGTCTGTGTCGCATAATAGCTATAATGTAAACTACGTTTATATGGGGTAATATACTAGTAATAGCTATTATGTATGATAGGGAAGAAAGAAAGATAAGAGTCTTCTCTATCTTATAGCTTTCTTATAGATTTTAATATTCTCTCCCATATATCTTAATATTAGTATTATAATAATATATTAATAACTATCATAGCTATTAATAGCTAGGCGGGGGGGATATAGGAAGGTGAGAGGAGAGATAACATGAGCGAAACAAAAGCAAGAGAACGGGCCAAACATACGCCGGGGCCGTGGAAGATCGAACGAAATTGCCTACACGAGCCAGTTATTGAGGCGGTTGATGGAGCGTTGGTGGCAATTTGCCGAAAGGGTCAGCTTGCCGACTCCCGCCTGATCGCCGCCGCGCCGGACCTTATCGCCGCCCTGCGCGTCCTGGTTGACCATGCACAGGAAACCTATCCCCATTTCGAGGATGAACGAGGGAAAAGAGACATCGCCTTATCTTTGGCCGCCATAGCCAAGGCCGAGGGGCGGGAGGAATAAGATGCGCCACTATCACATCAAAGTCTTTAGCTCCGGCTTCAAGGTTCTGGATCGCATCATGCCGGTATGCCGATCATCGGTGTATATGATCGCCTATTATCGGATGTCCGGGCTGGATGTCCGCGTGGTCATGGAGTAATGGAGCGATTGCACAATTTTATGCACGCGAGAAAAAAGATTTCCACATTACGTTTCTCGGGGGATATCCACAGACAGGCACGATTTATCCACAAGTAAAATGAGAAGATTGAATGACGGTAAGAGAATGATATCAATAATGATACGTAAAAGTTATCCACAGTTTATTATAAAAAACGAATCCCTCTTATTATTAAAGATAATATACTATTATTATTATAAGAAGCTATTAATATTAAATAGCTATTATAATACCGAGACTAGGCGGCTTGGATATAGAGAGTATGAGACATAAGGCCGCAAGCCCTGATCGAGAGACAGGCAGGACCGGGAGAAATAAGATGGAAAAACAACCGACTTGCAAAGAACAGGTCAGGGAACACTACAAGGGACGAATGGACGATCTGCTCCGCTTATGGGCAGCCTACCAAGAGGACAGTGAAAAGAGCCTAGACGATCTCGGAAACATCTATGAATACGGCCTGAGCCTGGATTACGTGCCAGCCGAGGGCCGGAAGCGTGGATACATCCGGTATCAGCTTTCATGGGGCGGGCCTTCCGATGAGTTCAGGTTTTACCTGGACGAATTGAGGAACCCGGTCAAGATCGAATATTGGTTTCTTGATTGGTTCGATGGGGCGAAGGTTACTCCGCAGGGAAAGAACCTGGAATTGCTCCATGAGCTTTTCGGATGGTTCCAGGATGGCGGGACCATCGATTCAGCGATTGAAAAGGCGATGGAGGCTTAAAATGTGCGTTCCCACTGTTTTTATAAGAGAAGATGGACGTGGTTTTGTGGTTCGTTCTGGCGGGATTGACTTCCAGGTCAGCTATAGCGAGGCCTTCGAGTGGACGGCCATAAATAACGCCGACTTTGGCGATGTTTATGGATTCGGGGAGACCATTCCAGAGGCCGTTAATAACGCGCTTGCCAAGATGAAAGCGGGGGAGAAAGGATAATGTGCCAAGCATTTAGCGGGATTATCAAGGAAAACGGCGACGTGCTATGGGAGTTCGCCGTTGATTCGCATGAATCCCTTGTGCGGAAATACTGTTTAAATGACGCCGGGGGGAAACGCGATTGGGCGAGGTTTGAAATCACCCCAGCCAATGGATCGTATCCAACGCCGGATGAATGGGTGTTCAGGCTCGATGAGGACGAATCTATTCCGTGGTTTACCGAA